GATGGAATTGAAGAAAATCAGAATGCGAACAAACAGGCAGAATCTAACGATTTAACACCTCCACTTGCGGCAAGCGTAGCAACAATGCTTCCGCGTGAGGTTTTAAATAAATTTAACACAGAAAAAAATAATGTAAAAGCCGAAATTGAAATGTTGAGGCTGAAAGGAGTTATCAATGACAATTGATGAATTTAATGCAAAGCGTACAGAAATGCTTGACCGTGCCGAGAAACTAATCAATGACGGCAAGGTAAATGAGGCAAAGGCGCTTGCAGATGAGGTCAAGAACCTCGATGCACAGTTTGAGGCGGAGAAGGAAACATCCGCAGAATTAAATATGCTCAAGGAACAGAGCGTAAAGACAGTTGAAAACCTCGTTAAGATCGAGGAGAACAAATTCACAGAAAAGGAGAATACAGAAATGAAGACAGACGCACTTTACAAGCAGGCATTTTTCAACACTCTTCTTGGTAAGGAGTTAACACCTGAGCAGAAGAATGCATTCGTACACACAACAGGACTTCCAGACGCAAAGTCACTTCCAATCCCTACAGAAACATTAAATGAGATTTGGTCACTTATATCAGAGGAACATGCAATCACAAAGGACATCAGAAAGATTTTCTCAAAGGCTGTCATTGAGATTCCGAGACACCCCGCAGTTGTAGCAGGTGCAGCAACAACAGTCAATGAGGGAGCTGCAAATGCGGATGAGCAGAACACATTTACAAGTGTTACTCTTTCGGGTAAGGACTTCTCAAAGACAATTGACATTTCTTATGCTGCTCTTTCAATGACAATTGAGGCATTCGAGGCATATTTAAAGCAGGAAATCGCAGAAGGCATTTCAAGTGCTCTTGCAGATGATGTATTTGCACAGATTGATACAGATATCGCAGATGCAAACAAGCTTGAAACAGCGGCTGTTGGAACAATGACATATGCTGATATTGCAGGCGCTTTTGCAAAGTTAAAGGGTGTAACTAACAGCAAGGTTGCTGTATATGCAACACGTGCGACAGTCTACAATCTTCTCGCAACACTTGAAGATACAGAAGGACACCTCATTTTCCAGCCTAACGCAAATGCTGAAATTCAGGGTTATCTTCTCGGCGCTCCTGTTAAGTTTGATGATTCTGTTGCGGCAAATCGTCTTTATATCGGCGATGCAACAAAGATTCCATACAATATCATTCAGGATATTATGGTCGAGCAGGATAGAAACATCAAGACACACGTTGTTACATATTCCGGATATGCTAGAATGCAGGGTGCTCTTATTGTTCCTACAGCATTCTCAAGACTTACTGTAAAGGCAGAATAATTTGATTTTTTGAAAGGAGGCAGGAAATGTCTAACAGCGAAATCGTAGCAATGGCAAAAGGCTGGCTCCGTTGGAGCACGAACAGCAAGGATTCTGAAATATTAATGATTGTTAATTCCTGCCTTAATCAGCTTTACATCGCAGGTATTGTCGAGAATGATATTGAAAACGTGACGATTCAAGGCATCGTGAGAATGTATGTTCTTGCGATGCTTGGACCCATTGAGGCACGTGAACTTTGGATGAAAGCATACGAAGCTTACAAGATAGCGCTTGCACTCTCAAGCGATTACAACGGCACTAATTCTACAGAAAGCGAGGAAGATTGATGGTTGACAAAATAACGGACATCAACCTTATCTCGAGAACTTTCACGAAAGATGAAATCGGACAACAGATTGAGACAGAAACATCAAGGTCTGTTGTTGCAGAATTAAAGTCAATTAATCGCTCGGAATGGGTTGCAGCGAGGCAAAATAATTATAATCCAGTTGTGATTGCTAGCATATGCGAATTTGACTACAACGGTGAAGAAATCGTTGAGATTGATTCAGAAAGATATGTCGTATATCGCACACATCCTGGAAAAGACGATTATATCGAATTAAGTCTTCGTAAGAAAGTCGGTGAGGCTGATGAATGAAACAGTTGACATTAATGAGCTTGGAAACGCATTAAAAGACGCATTAAAGGTCTATGTTGATGATGATGTGATTCAGAATGTCAAGAAAGAAGCGGAGAAAATCGCTAAAGATGCTAGAAGAACTTTGAGGCAGAAGAACACAGGAAAATTCAAGGATAGAAGTGGGGATTACCGAAAAGGCTGGCGAGTTAAAAAAGTTAGTGAAACCGCAAATACTCTTGAAATAGCGGTTTGGAACCAAACAGATTATCAGCTCACACATCTACTTGAACACGGACATGTCATAAAGAATGGCACTCAAAGAGAATATGGCAGAACACGAGAGTTTGAACATATCGCAGAAGTCAACGAAAAAGCAATCAAGCGTTTTCAAGAACAGACGGAAAAAATAATCAAAGTAAAGTGAAAGGGGGGCACTGAATGACCTTAGCGGAATTAAATACAGCGTTGCAGGGGCTGAATGTTCCTGTTGCGTACAATGTTTTCAAGGAGCCACAAGTGCCGCCTTATATCTGTTTTCTAGTGATTGACTACGAACAAACATATGCGGACGATAAGAATTTCGTTCAGAATCCTGTCGTACGTGTGGAATATTACAGTAAAAACAAGGATATTTCAGCAGAAACAGATATTGAGGCTTTACTTGAAGAAAACAACATATCCTGGGATAAAGAGGATGGATATTTAGACACAGAACGTTTATATATGACAACTTGGGAATTTGAATTATAAAAACAATAGAAAGGAAGGTAGCAAAAATGCCTAATACAACAAATAAAGTTAAGTTTGGTCTTAAAAATGTGCATTATGCTCCGATTACATCCATTGCGGATGATGGCACAGTAACATATGGCACAGTCGGTGAAATCAAGGGTGCAGTCAATCTCTCGATGGACCCGAACGGCGGCATTGACATTTTTTTCGCTGATAACGGAGCGTATTACCAGCAGAACAATTCAAGCGGCTTCACCGGCACTCTCGAGGTTGCATTAGTGCCTAAGGAATTTAAGACAGCTTGCCTCGGCGCAAAGACAGACAGCAACGGAGTGCTTTTTGATGACGACAACGCAGTTATCACACCATTCGCATTAATGTTTGAGTTTGACGGAGATAAGCACAAGACAAGACACATTCTGTACAACTGCACAGCAACAAAGACCGCTGTAAGTTCTGCAACAACCACACAGACGAAGGATGTCCAGACCGAAACACTCAACCTCAACGCTGTTCCACTTCCTAACGGATATTCTCATGCGCAGGCAACAGAGAACGAGGCGACTGTATATGCAGGATGGTACACAACACCATATCAGTACACGACAACTCCATAAGAGATGTATTTAACATAAACCACAACACAAAGGCATAGAGCAATATCAGGAACAGTTGTTCTATGCCATTTTTAAAAATCAAGAAAGGATATATTTATTATGATTACAAAAGAGATTAAAATAGGTGATAAGAATGTTTTACTCGGATGTTCTGCCGCATTGCCAGTGGAATACAAAGAATGCACGAATAGAGAATGGTTTGCAGATTTACAGAGGATGAATAAGCAGAATTTGACAATTGTTAACGAAATGGTCTATTATATGGCGCGTCACGCGTTTATACATACGGAACATCAGCAGGGTGCAACATTCCCAAAATTAAATGATTGGCTTTTACAGTTTGATATGTTAGACGTGTTCGATTGCGTTGAAGAAGCTTCAAATCTATGGATTAGAAATGTACAGCACTCTTCTGTATCAAAAAAAAAGACGGACACAGAATAATACGAGAATTTAACACAGCTGTTTTCTTGTTAAGATGTATTCAAGTCGGAATCAATCTATCAGACTTGCACTTATTGACAATGGGAATGGTCACGGATATTCTCACAGAAAATGCAAATGATAGCGCGGAATATGATTTACAGCCTACGCAGGAAGATTTCGACCACGCTTTTATGTAATACAAAAGGAGGCAGAGATGGCATCAAGAAAAACAATTAAGGGCATATCAATCCAGCTTTCCGCTGATGCAACAGGGTTAACAAATGCCCTACAGAACATTAATAAAAAGATAGACAGCACATCGAGCAATCTCAAAGAAGTTAATAAGCTGCTGAAATTTGACGGAAGTAATACAGAATTAATCACACAGAAACAGCGCTTATTAGGTGAGCAGATTGACAACACAAAGAAAAAGTTAAAGGCTTTAACAGACCAGCAGGAAAACCTCAACGGCGCCCTTGAAAAAGGTGATATCACGCAGGAGCAGTATGATGCTTGGCAGCGTGAAATCATTGAGACAGAGCAGCAGTTGAAGAGCCTCGGAGATGAGCTTGATGATACAGAGGATTCATCTGACAGAGTTGGGCAGTCTTTTTCAGGTTGGGGCGAGAAAATCGGAGCAGTTGCGACCTTGATTAATGATGAGATTCTGCAACCATTAACGGATAAGCTAGTTGACATCGGCAAAGATTCATTCGGAGCGTTTGCAAGCTTCGAGCAGGGAATGGCAGAAGTCAAAGCCATAAGCGGTGCGACAACCGAGGAAATGGATGCACTCAATAAAAAGGCTCTCGAAGTTGCGAGCACATCTGCATTTACTTCCGCGGAAATTGCCGATGGCTTCAAATATATGGCGATGGCAGGATGGAAACCGCAACAGATGCTTGACGGTATCGAGGCGATTGAGGCGCTTGCATCCGCAACAGGTTCAGATTTAGGAAGCACTTCTGACATCATCACAGACGCACTCACCGCATTCGGACTGACCGCAGAAGATGCGGCACATTTCGCGGATGTTCTTGCAGTTGCTTCATCAAATGCAAATACTAACGTTGCAATGATGGGCGAAACATTCAAGTATGTATCATCAGTTGCAGGCGCATACGGATATTCAATTGAGGATGTTGCAGAATCAATCGGAATCATCGCAAACAGCGGTATCAAAGCCTCACAGGCAGGTACAGCGCTTCGCTCGATAATGACAAGAATCGCAACTGACGCAGGTGCAAGCAAGAACAAAATGGGTGCAGGTGAAATCATTGAGATGCTTACCGGCAAGCCTATTTTTGATGCACAGGGAAACATGCGTGATTGGGGCGAAATCATTGATGATACGAGAGAGGCTTGGGCAGGTCTGACAGAAGAACAGCAGTCAAGCTATGCGAAGCAGATTGCCGCGAATACAGGTATTGCCGCTTGGCAAGCGCTGATGAATGCATCAACAGAGGATACCGATAAGCTCTCAAATGCGATTGAGAATGCGGATGGAACAACACAGAAAATGAAAGAAACGATGCTTGACACATCGAAAGGCTCATTGACTATGCTTTCTGCATCGATTGATACATTAAAGGTCGAGATAGGCGAAAAGCTAGCACCGACAATTCAGCAGGTTATCGATAAGATACAGGAGCTAGTTGACTGGGTTGGAACACTTGACGATGACCAGATTAAGCTCGCAACAAGCATCGGAGTTGGTGTGGTTGCATTTGGAACGGTCGCAAGTGCAATCAGCAACGTCATCAGCTTTATTGCTTCGCTTCGCCTTGCATTAGGAACGGCAAGCGTTGCGGCAGGTGCGACAGGTGCAGGAGCGGCGGCGGCGGCAACAGGTGCGGCAGGTGCAGGCGGTCTAATCGGCACGCTCGGAGCTGTTGCAGTTGTGCTTTCAGGAGTTGCGTATATTGCCACACAGGTCGTTGCGCAAATCTCGATGATTACAGAAAATATGGATTCAATCAAGATGAATTGGGAAAATGAAGGTGCGATTGGTTGGGAGCAGGATTGGCACAACAGGCAGAAAATAACAGCGCAAAAGGGTTGGACTTCTGAACAGCTTGGCGAAGCATACGAGGCGGTCGGCGGTATTGATTTAAGTGCGGCAACAGGTTTGAAAGGCGGATATAACAATTATTTACAGGCTTTCGGAACAAACACTGTATATAATTCAGCTGAAAAATCCGCACTTTGGGGAAAAATGGTAAATTACCTCACAAACACAGGCGCTTATGCAATCAGTCCGGCAGATTCTGCAACGTGGAATACAGAAATGAAAACAGGATATCCAACACAGGAACAGATGAAGAAGACTTACGAGCGTAATGTTGAGCGTGGCACAAACGTCACGATCAATTTTGATTCCAGCATCGTTGGCAGAGCAGTCGCAAGATATGGCGCTAATAACAATTACAGAGCGAATATTCAGTAAAGGAGGGAGACATGTCAGTAGCAGAAAGAAAAACAGTAAGGTTCGTATATGTCATTTCTGATAGTGTTTCAAGGGAACTTCCTTTGCCTCGAACGATTTCTGGTCAGATTATTAATCGTGAATATGAATCGACAGGAATCACACTTGATGGAAATGAGCATACGGATTATATGTTGAAGGGTATTCACGAATACGAGTTATCGTGGAATTTATCGGCATATTGGTTGTCAGTCATTGAATCAATGCACCATAGCGGAATTGTAACAATGCGTGTATACGATGAATATTTCGGAACGTACAATTCATCTGATTCAACAAGATGGTACGAATCACAGTTTAAGGTCACAGACTTACAGAAACAGTTACTCGCACAGCGCACGGCAGGACAGCCGGTGGCATATTCGACCGCCGTCAGCGGCTCATCAGTTTGGGATGTATCATTGACATTGAGGGAGGTGGCACGCAACGATGGCTGATTTTACGATGTATGATAGGGAAAGAGAGTTCAAGTGGCAGATAGAATGTCAGTTGAGCGGTGGAACAAATGCGTATATTGATGCAGAAGATATATATTCAGGCAGATTAACGAGGCAGATTTCAAGCGGCGAGGGCATTGAAGTTGGTTCTTGTTATGTTTCAGAATTAGATTTGACCATTGTCGCCTCGGCGCTTCCGGCAAACGTTGTTTCTGTAAAGCCTTATTTTAGGTTGCTCACTTCGACAGAAATCGTTGAGGGAGTTGTGAGAAAGTATTACACGCCATATAATCTCGGAGTGTTTAAAATCGCATCAACGAAGCGCAAAGAGTATGGCAGAATCGATTTAGTCTGTTATGATAAGATGGCAGATTTAGATGCACTGATTGCACCAGCGGCTTATACGGAGCTGTTGGCGAGCGATTGGAAACCGTTCTATTTGCTTGACTGGATTGCAACAAAGGTTGATGTGACGTATACGTTTACACAGTCTGGAATCGAAGCAATGCCGAACGGAACATTATATTTTAAGCTAGCCGAGGAAACAAGCAACATCAAGACTTATCGTGATTTATTACAGTATGTCTGTATGTTAATTGGAGCGTATGGCATATTCGACGAAGATGGACATCTGAACGTTAAGACATTCGCTGATGTGACATCGTATTCACTTCCGGCATCATTTAGATTTTCAGAATCATTCGGTGATGTGCCAATTGTGTACAGCGGTGTGGAGCTGACCGTCAAGAACGCTACATCAATGTTCGGAAATGCGAACAATACGGTTGTTAGGCTATCAGATAATCCATTTCTGTACAGCTTATCAACTCTCAATCAAACAACCGATTATGCCACGTTTATTATGCAGTTCTTACGCAACATATACACAGAATTTCAAGGCTTATCGTATTATGCAGGCGAATTTGAAATACCGCCAGATGCATCGTTAAATGTCGGTAGATTACTTGCAGTTACAGGCGGCGGAGCATCAAACACGATTAATTGTTTTTTACAGAAAATCGATATTAATTTCGATGGCAGAATGATGTTAAGTTGTGGCAATCCGAACACGTATGTTGCGAGGACACAAAACCGTACAACATCGAGCATCACTAATCTCACCAACCGCATAGAAACACTTGAAAGCTCGGGCAGTGGTGGTGGCAATAAGATGTACATATCAGAATTAGCCCCAACAGTAGAGGATAACACCATCGGTAACGAGGGCGATTTATGGTATAAAGTCAAGCGTAGAGGACATTTTGAGGGTGCTGTATTAAAGTGTATTAGAGCAGGAAAAATGACACATCCTGATATGGAATTTAGTGTGGGGCAGTATGTCAGAATAAATTATGGTAATTATTATAATGAACATAATAAACACCTTGCCACTGTTAATCAATCATATGCAGGTTGGAACTATTATGAGTATATAAGTTTGAATGTAAACGGAATAACAAACGCTAATGAGAATGGCTATGCTGGTAATATGATACAGCAAGACTTTGGCTATCCAATCCTTTATGGTAATCAATCATTGAGATTATGGACTTGTAATTACGATGAAGAGCGAATGATTACAAGCAACGAATCAGCTGTCGGTGGATTTAGTAGAACAGCAGTCGGATATGAAATAAAATATGTAGGAAAAAATTATTATAGACAGGCAACAATAGGCATACTAGGAATACTGTTATCTGTCTATTATGATGCCGCATCAAGTGATGAACATATGGTAGACCCTGCGGCAGTACAAGCAGCATTTGACAGTCTAGCACTTTTTGAAATAGTTGACTGGGGTGAAGGCACTAATTTTAACTATGACGGTACAATCATAGAAAGAATGGTGCTAGAAAGATATGTCAAGTATGATGGTGTATGGGTTAAAGCTGATTATAAAGCAGGCAAGGGAATTATAATAGCTGATGGAGAAATAAGAATTAATACAAGTACATCAGTTGATATTATACAGAACGTCACAAGCGGTACGCAGTTAGCAACAATCAACGATAAACCTATATATGCACCTACTGTATCAGCCACACAAACCCAAACAAGCGGCACGGAGATAGCAAGCATTAATGTTGGTGATACAAGCACAAAATTATATGCACCCGAAACCACAGTTACACCGAAAACCTCAACAGGAACTAACATTGCAGATATTGAGGTTAACGGAACGACATATCAGTTGTTTGCACCATCAGGTGGAGGTGGTGGTGGTAGCAGTGGCAGTGGATACACAGAAACAAGTTTATGGAGTGGAACACAAACCGCAACAGGCACTATTACATTGAGTGACAGTATACAGAATTATGACATTATTGTATTAAGATGGAGTCCACATCAACAAAGTACTAATTATTATCAACAAACAAATATGATACTTGTGTCTAGTATTGTGCTAGGTTCAACATATCAATATTTAATTAATACAACAACACTTTGGAAAGTGGCTTCTGCTGATTACTACAGTGCCGCAAGTTTCCATTTTACAGATTATACTCATTTTACTTTAGATGAAGTTAACACAAGTACCTATTTTATTTTCACTTTGTTAGAAGTAATTGGTTTAAAGTTTGGAGGCGGTAGTAGTGGTCACAATTATTCCACAGATGAACAAGTAATTGGTACGTGGATTGATGGAAGTACTCTGTATGAAAAGACAATAGAATATACATCAAGCATTGGGACAGGATGGACTACGTTGTATCAAGATACATCTATATCAATAAAGGATTATAAAGTATCAATAATCATAGACAATGATGGAAGTGCAGTATTGAATGTAT